CACCAAGTGCCTGGGCGGCGCCCGCTGCCGCGGCACCCTCGTCACCGTGTGGCCGCAGGACGACGAGCAAGCAGCAGCCGGAACGATCATGGCGTTGGCTGCGGCCACAATCCCACCGACCGGAAACGAGCAGGGAGGCACCGTGGCGTACAGCACTGTGCAGGACCACCCGGACTGCGGTGCTGAGACGCCGTGGGCCGTGGTCGACGAGGAGAACCAGCTTCAGGGCTGCTTCGCCACCGAGGCTGAGGCGGACGCCGCCTGCGCCGAGATGAACGACGACGGCGACGAGCCGGCCGAGAAGAGCATGGACTACGCGGGAGAGACCGCCCCGTGGGAAGGCCCCCTCGCAGTCGAGGGCATCGTCACCGGCGACGGCCGCGAGTTCGCACCCGGTGCACTCACCTGGGCGGACCTGCCGCTGGTGCTGCGCTGGAACAAGGAGGACAGCCACGGCGGCGAGCCACGCACGATCGCTGTCAACGTGGGCCGCATCGACGAGGTGTGGCGCGACGGCAGCCGCATCATGGGCCGCGGTGTCCTCGACCTGTCCGACGACGACGGGCAGCGAGTCCACCAGAAGATCAAGGGCAAGTTCCTGCGCGGGGTCAGTATCGACGCCGACTCGATCGCGGACGCCGACGTGGAGTACGTGTTCCCCGACGACGTGAACGCCGGCACGGGCGACAGCGAAGAGGACGACCTGTTCGAGATGCTGTTCGCGCAGCCGGAGAAGGTCATCTTCCACGGCGGTCGGATCCGCGCCGCGACGCTCGTCGAGGAGGGCGCGGTCGTCGCTGGGGGCACCCCGATCACCGAGGCCGAACTGACCGAGCTGCGGGTGCAGGAGATGGGCGCGGTCGGCACCCACACCACCGCCACCAGCGACAGCGACTGGGATGGCCCGGCGAACGAGAAGCGCATCGACGGCGCGCTCACCGTCGACAAGGCCCGGGCGGCGTACGGCTGGTACGACGGCGGCGCCGTCGAGGCCGGTGAACTCCCCAAGGCCGCGGCGAAGTTCCTGCACCACGAGATCGGCGAGGACGGCACCGTCGGCGCCGCGAACCTCGCCGCATGCTCGGCTGCGATCGGCGCGCTGCACGGCGCCCGCGGCGGGGCGTCCATCCCGGACGCCGACCGGCGCGGCGTGTACGACCACGTCGCGAAGCACCTGCGTGACGCAGGGCAGGAGCCGGAGCCGTTCCGCGCGCTGCACTCGGTCACGGCCGGGGCCGAGCTGTGGCGTCCGCCGGCTGAGTGGTTCACCGACCCGAAGCTGTCGCTGCCGACTCCGATCACGGTCACGGACGAGGGCCGGATCTACGGGCACGCCGCGCAGTGGGGGGCATGCCACATCGGGCAGGACGACGTGTGCGTCCAGCCGCCGCACGAGGAGGAGCACCCGTACTACCGCACCGGTGAGGTGGTGTGCGCGGACGGCTCGCGGGTGGCAGTCGGCCAGATCACCGTGGGCACCGGGCACGCGCCGCTGCACTACTCGCACGTTCCGGCGGCGGAGCACTACGACAACACGGGGTCCGCGGTGGCGGACGTGGCGGTCGGCAACGACGCGAACGGCATCTGGATCGCGGGGTGCGTGCGGCCTGGCGTCGATCCGCTGAAGGTGTACGAACTCCAGGCGGCCGGGCAGGTGTCGGGGGACTGGCGCAGGATCGGCGGTCAGCTCCGGCTGGTGGGCCTGCTGGCGGTGAACGTGCCCGGCTTCCCGGTGCCGAAGATGCGGGCCCGGGCCGTGGCGGCGGCGGGGCAGCAGGAGAAGACGGTGCTTGCGCTGACGGCGGCCGGCCGTCCGACGGTGGCGTGGGGCCGCTCGCAGGCCGACATGGAACGCGAGGCGGTGCGGATCGTGATGCGGATGCTGTCGCGCCGCGTCCACCCCGGAGGGAGGTGAGCAATCGTGTGCAGCTGCAACAAGAGGCGTAAGCCGACACCCCCGCCGCCGCCCCCGCCGAGCGTCTGACCTTTGCATTTACCGGCCCGGGCAACATAATTGACACATTGTCGGATGGTGTGCTATGCGCTAACCTCCGTGATCAAAGGGCGTGAATGTGCCCGCACTCAACCCTTCGATCACGGAGGACCCCGTGGCAGACGAGCTGTTCAACGCCCCGCCCGACCTCACCCTCTCCAGCGACGCCGACCTCGCCGACCTCGAAGCGCGCGGCGTCGCCGAGTTCGACCGCGTCAACGCCCTCGACAGCGTCGACCCCGACACGCTCCAGTACGCGATGCGCGTCGCCGAAGACCTCGACCGGATCCGCGCCGAGCTCCGTGTCCGTGAGGTCCGTGCCGAGCAGCAGGCCAGCCTCCAGCAAGCCCGTGTCGCCGACCAGCTCTCCCAGCTCCAGGCCCGCGTCCACGGAGCGCCGGCCGCAGCAGCTGCCACCGAGACCGCACCCGCCGTCGACGTCGAGGCGATCGCCGCGGCCGCAGCCCGAGGCGTCACCGTCGGCATGGCCCAGCTCATGGCCGACCGTCGTGGCGGCAGCGTGCGCCCGGAGGAGATCGCCCGGCGTGCGACCGCCTCCCTCGCGGAGACCGCGCAGCACGCACCGGCGCCGCAGGTCCCGGCCCAGCGTCTCGCCGTCACCGCCTCGGTGGACATCCCCGGCGTCGCCCGCGGCGAAGGACTCACCAGCCTCACCGCGCTTGCCGAGGTCACCTCCCGCAAGGCCAAGAGCATGCCCATCACTTCCGGGCAGCCCAGCGAGCAGCTCGTTGCGTCGATCCGCAACGACTTCTCCCACAGCGTCGACAACCGCTCCAGCCGCGGCGACATCAAGGAACTCATCGCATTCCTCACCAGCCCTGAGAAGCAGGCCGCGCTCGTCGCCGGCGGTGGCTGGTGCGCGCCCAGCGAGCAGCGGTACGACTTCTTCAACATCGCCTGCGAGTCGGGCATGATCGACCTGCCGACCTTCGGTGTCACTCGCGGCGGCATCAGCTTCCCCGTCTCGCCGTCCCTCGCGGACGCTCTGGCCGGCGGGACCGCGTTCGCCGGATTCGCCGCCGGTGAGATCGGCAACGACACGAACCCGTGGCTGTGGACCGAGGCCGACGACATCGCCGCCGCGACCGGCTCCCCGACCAAGCCCTGCATGCGCGTCCCCTGCGCCGACATGGACGAGGAGCGGCTTGAGGCGTACGGCTACTGCCTGACCGCGGGCAACCTCACCGACGACGCGTGGCCGGAGGCGACGCAGAACACCCTGCAGCTGCTGATGGCCGCGCACGCCCACGTCGTCAATGCCCGCCTGATCGCGCTCATGCTCGCCCGGTCCACCTCGGCAACGAGCATCACCGGTGGTGCCGTCACCGACGCTGCGGCCCCGCGCATCTACAACGCGGTCGGCCTCGCCGCCACCGACTACCGGGCCCGCTACGGCATGTGCATCGAGGACGTCCTCGAAGTCGTCTTCCCGTACTGGGTCCGCGACGTGATCCAGGCCGACCTCGCCTGGAAGGCCGGCGTCGAACTGGGCGACATCCCGCTGTCGGAGGTCAACCGGTACTTCACCGCCCGCAACATCGCCGTGCAGTGGGTCAACGACTGGCAGGTCCGCGGCGCCAGCCAGTTCGGCAACGCGACGAAGATGACCGCGTGGCCGACCACGGTCGACTTCCTCATCTACGCCGCCGGCACCTTCATCCACGGCAACGGCATGACCCTCGACCTCGGCGTCATCCGCGACAGCGTGCTGAACGAGACCAACGACCACACCGCCGCGTGGTCCGAGGAGGCGCACCTCGTCGCCAAGGTCGGCCACGAGTCTCGCCGGTACACAGTCGGCTTCAACGTCAACGGCAGCACCTCGGCGCTGCTGACCGGCACGGTCCGGGTCTGACCCGGGCTCGCTGTGAACCGAACCGACGCTGAAGGGTGGTGAGCACCAGTGGCACGCCAACTGATCGACCTGCCTGCGGTGTTCACCCCCCTGCCGTACGGCCTGTGGGACTCCGTCCAGGTGGCCAGTGCGGACGGCCCGCACTGGCAGGGCGGCGTCACCTGGACCGAGCGCTGCCCGGACGGTGACACCACCTACGACGAGTGCCTGTCGGTCACCGGCACCGGCGCGCCGCCCGAGCCTCCCGCGAAGACGCCCAACGTCGAGCAGGGTTTTCGGGGGGCGCTGCCGTTCACTG